CCGACGACGATGAGGTACTCGTGAATACCGGGCGTGTTCCAATCAGTCGTTGCGTAGCCCTGGAGCTTGTTGAAGTACTTCTCCGGGTCGGAGTTGCGGGAAATCGACAACTTTCGAAGTGCCTTTGGAACATCCGCGTACGACGCAAGCGTCTCAGTGGGCTTGGGGTAGTACCGCCCGAGGAAGAACGTGCCCTCCTCTGGTTTCGTGAACGATACCTTAAGAATCATACCAATTTCCGTGGTGAACCAGGTCGCAGCAGCTTCCCAATCGGCATCAGACACACCGCGAAGATTGGCCCCAATGCCATCATCGCCGTACTTAGGTCCAATGATGGCATACGCAATGCTGTATATATCGATCTCGTATCCCACGGGCGTAACCTGGCTCCTGAACACTGCCGAGTTCCGGACGCCGGTCTTTGACCTACCGTGGGAGTCGAACGCCTTACCGCCACCCACGAACATGTGAGTGCAGTACAGTATCTGCACAAGGGTATCCTCATGTGTCTTCGAATATTTGTTGAGGGCCCTGCGCATAACGGTGCGGCTGACTTGAGCAAAATCGTACGGCTCAGGGTTGTTCCACCCGTGCACCGCGCGAATGACCGCCAAAGTTGTAATGACATACTCGACGAAAGCAGCAACGAAGGAATTCAACTCAGTTGTCACTCCGGAGCCACTGCTGTTCTTGTAGTCAGTGTTGACAGTCTCATTGCCAAGCTTGGTCTTGATATTGACGTTATCCCGAAGAATCTTAGCCACCTCATCTTTATCGTTGGGATGAACGAACTTCATGACAAAACGAACAAACCAATTGTAAATCGTTCGGCTGATCGTCTCGTCCATTTTGGTATAGTCAGTATCATGGAGCCCACTCGTGGAGCGAACCCCACCATCCGGTGTGTAGTCGACGGCGAGGAGTGCCGCCTCTGTGATTTTGCGGATGGACTCTGCGACGATCATCGGCGAGTTGCCTGGCTGATACCATTCGCAATACTTGAGTACTTCCTTAACAAGGAGGCCAACTCGTCCAGTCTGGATGGCCATTTCCTCATTGTACTGCGTTACGCCCCTTGGCGCCGGGCTCGCTTTCGGCGCCACCTCCTTCTTAAGATTCGTGCGTGGAGGTGGGTCAACAGCATCGAGCTCGTTGTTGCGTTGCAGCCGCGCGGCTTGAAGCGCCGCAGTTCGCGTTTCGTAAATCACTTGAGCGCCGACAAGAGGCACGGTATGAAATTCGTGTCCCGTCTCTTTCGAAATCTGCTGGATGAAGCGGTCGAGAAGAAACTCAACCACATGCGTCAGCTCCTCGCTCAAAGTCTTCTTGTTGCGAAACGCAAGCAAGCGTTTTTCCTTGTATGCAGCAATCGCAGCAGCCGACTGAGTGTCGGCAACGCCGGGGCCCTTGCCCGCTACGTTAGGCGCGCCCATGATGGCCGTGCCGTCCCCCTCCGTATCGTCGTCAATTGGCCCAGCTTTGCCGACGTACATTATGTTGGGGCGAGGACGGTATTCAATTGGAATCCCGAAGAAC